CAGCAGCAGGTAATTGAGCCGTTGGTACTGTTCCACCACCATCTAAAGTAGCTACACCACCAGCAGCACCAGCAGTTAACAACGCGGCAGAGCCTAGTCCAGTTATCTTGGAGTTTGCTAGTGCTGTTATCCATGCTGGGTTTGAGTATGAGCCAGTTGTGTATACACCATCAGTTACAGCACCAGCTGTCAAAGAAGCGGCTGTACCTGTTATATTGGTACCTACGAAAGAAGCAGGAGTACCCAATGCACTTGCATTACCAGCAGCATCAAGATTTACTGACTTTTCAGCAGGATAGGTTACAAAGACAGACTTGGTTCCAACACTAAACGATACTAATGAACCTCCATTACTAGATGCTAAGACGGTAGTACGGGCAAGAGTTGTACCAGATAGGGTGTAGGTACCAATACCTACTTCCCATTCAGTAGTTCCCGAACCAGCTATACAATAGTAAGTGGTGTTGCCATTACCTACAGCAGTAAAATCCTGATACCCAGTTACTGCACCCGCAAGGGTAACGGTACCCGTACCAGTTGTAGTGGTTGTCTCCTGTACTCTGTCTTGTAATGCTAGAGCCATCTTAGGCTCCTATTAAGCAGCAGTTGCGCTATATGTAACAGAAAGCGTATCACCAGACGTTACAATCTTATCGCCAGCAGTGAAGTCACCAGCACTAAACAATGTACCAGTTGTATCATCTTTGGTAACAGAGCCACCCACGTTGATAAAGCATCCAGCTACTGTTCCAGAGCTTGTCATGGCAAATGTCAATGCAGCACTGGTGCTCTTAACTCCAGCAGCAGCAGCACTAAATGATGGAGATTGCCTGTTACCTGAATAGGTAGGAGCGTTTGTTCCACCAACTTCTAGCCATGATGCATGAGATGCCTGTGTATCAGCCGCAATAGCAACTCCAGTGCCTTTAAGACCCATTACAACGGCTCCAGCAGACACATTACCTAGGTATGTATCTAATACACCATTCTTACCTAATGTCGTTACAACGTTATATATAACATCTTCCCACTTAAGTAGACCGTCATATCCATGACATTTCACTTCGTAGTATCCAGATAGTCCTATTGATTCTGTCTGTCCCGCGCCTCTAATTACAAAAGCATCGCATGTATCAGCCATATTTACATTATCTCTTATCATTACAACTCCTAATTTAAATTCTAATTAAAGCACTGTCAGCAGAGTTTGCTGGTAGTGTTACTGTGAAATTGGGTCCTGCTAATTTATCTGAACCAAAGTTTAAAACTGCAACAGTTTTGTTGCTTTTACTGGTATTGTAAATAAGTGCTCCTCTACAAGTGAAAGAAACGGTTGTCCATTGTACATTATCAAAGCTTACATAAACTGTTGTACCTGATGTATTAATGGTAACATTACTACATATGTTACCTCCAGCTGTATACCCAGTTCCCGTAACTTCGTTTAAAATCGTGTAAATGGTCGTATCAGCATCTAAAGAAGCAGCTCCTGTATACAGAGCCATCTTCAATACATCAGTTGACAAGTCCTGCACTCCTTGCAGAATATTCTGTTTAAACGATGTGGTTATGGTCTGAGCTATCATGTTACTGGATACTTAGGTAAACCATCACGATAAGAATCACCCTTCTCTTTGGCATCACCCAACTGTTTAAGCAGCATCATAGCTTCTTGGTATCGACCTTGATATAGAGCAAGCATATCAGCTTCACCCTTCATGTAAGTTATTGCTTCCATTAACACTCCATTCAACAGAGCGGCATCGAAGTTATCACCAAGCCAAGTCTGAAGGGCAGTAACAATAGACTCAGGATAGAAGAAATAATGCAACTCCATATTATACCCTGCATCAGGGGTTGGACCTAGAATGAAAGAAAGCTCTGCTGGGTAGCTATATTGAGGTCCAAATAGCCCATAATACAGAGGTAATCCTGTGTCTGTTGGAGCTGGATATGCTTCACGAATGAAGTTTACATCCTTGTTTAATAAGTAAGAATATGAACCAGTTGCATCTATAACAGCCAAGGAGAAGGATGATAGATAGTCAATAGGGCAAGATAGGTATTTATTGTTAGTTGTGCAGGTACCTGTTACATTCTTGCGTAACGAGGGTAGCTGGACAGAGTTATAAATCTTCTGTTCAGCTTGCTCAATCATGCGGTTCATGTCTACAGTTGGAAAGGTGTTTTCCGTGTATGACTGTACCGCTGTGACTAACTCATTGTATGTCATTCTTTAACCCATTGGTCCGCGTGACATAAAGCCTTTGGTAGCTGCTCCGTAACCACGTTGCTTAACGCCATCTGTCTTTACATTATCAGCATCAGGATTGCCTAGGCTTACGCGCTGTGCGCCTGTACGAGTAGTAACCTGTTCAGCAGACAAGGTATTAGGGTCTTTGACTGGGCTTTTAACAAAGTCTTTACTTTTCAAATTCTTACCACTCATAGTATGTGGAACTGCATAGTCTTCTGCTGGTTTATTATTCTTAGCCATTATCTACCTCTTCCTGAAGATTTCTGGTTCATGACACGCGCCATGTTACGACCCATTTGTTTCATGTTCATAGATGTAACACCAGCATCCTTCTTGCCACCATTAAATCCCATAACTGAAGGACCATTACCAATATTCTTACCCTTAGTTTTACCCTTTTTTGCAATTCCATCTGCTTCTCTAGTGAAAGACATTTTCTACTCCTTATGTTGTTGATATTGTTACATTTCCTAACTGAAGATTCAACACTAAATAATTAGGTGTTAAACCTGCATCTTCTGCCCTTGAGCCACCTACTGGATTCCATCCCCACTGGAATATCCTACTTCCATCCTCTTGATAACCAAGAGAATTAGTATCAGTGCTATTGGTGCCAGTAATCTGAAGACCGCTAGTGCCTGATGTTATGTAGCTGGTATCTGGTCTAGGTTCAAGGACTGCTTGAGGGTCATTAACTGGATACATACCCAAAGATAACTGGGGTTGGTCAGGGTCCCAGCACTCAGGACAGACTTTAATATTAAATATTCTAGTCTTAACTATCTCTTTCTTAAGCTCTTTTAGCTTATACCGCTGTCCGCACCTATCGCATTCAGCTATCGAGTGTTTGCCACTGGCATATGTATTAGCCATATATCACCAGAATAGCTGTCTTGGTACTAGCCTTAAAGATGCCTTTTCTCTGTCTTCTTGCGAAGCTACTAGCCATTGTTCCTCATAAGCCTGTTTAAGCATCTGAACCCTATCCTGCGATTCAGGGTTCTTTACAGCCAAATGGTAAGATAATCCTGCCACTAAACAGGGTAGGAAACGGAAAGGAATATCAGCAACACTTGTTCCTCCACCTGCATCCATTACTCTTCTCATGCGCCAATACACTAAGGTGTAAGGGCTACCACCTGCATCAGGGGCTAACCATAGGTTAACGCTTGGTAGGTTTTGATTGGTTATAGCAGCTGCTGTTAGATGAGCAGCGGCAGTGGTGTTATTCTGACCTCTATTACACAGTTGTAATTGATTCCCAACAATGCTGGTATAGCTGATAGTCTCACTATCTATCTGAATGAATCCTGAAGCCGCTAGAGGTACCGTAGACGAGACATCTATAGTCGTTGCTGTGGATGTTATACCTCCATCTAGAACGGCTGTTGTAGGGTTGTTTAAACCCGTCTGGCGGTCTATCCATATCTGTATTGGTCTACCCTGTGCCAACTTATTAGGTATTTGCAGGTATGTAGAGGCTGATATACGATTAATGCTTATGTCAATCTGATTAGGGGTACCCTGATTCTGTCTAACAACATGGTCTAATAGGTCAATAGTGTCAGCTGGTAGAGGATACTTAACCTGCCCAGTAACCAATTGAATCTCACCTTCTTCAATAGTCCACAGGTTTATGCCCCTGTTAGCCCATTCAATGGTCAGTAAATTTAGGCTGCGCCTAGCTGTACGGAGCTGGTAACCAGACCGCATCTCAATACCACAACGTTCATATGCCTCTTCCGCTATCTCATTGAAAGGAAGATTAAATGATGTTGTACCGCTAGTGGTTATAGCCATTATTTCCTTTTAACCCTACCGCCCTTTTTCATACCATCATCTTCCCAAGCATCTGGAATGGTATTAAATGGCTTCTTTGGAGCAACCTTCTTTTTAGGTGGCTTGGGAGCGACTCTTGGTGGCAAGATAGGTAATCCATTATTACCTCTACCTGCGCTACCACCATCTACATCCTCACCCACACCTACAAGGCTACCTTCATTGTAGCACTTAACGCTACCGCCCTTCTTGTACATAGACACTTCATCAGGATTGTCAGTACGAGTGATGGTCTTCTTATTTGGCATCTTAGAGGAGCTAATAGCTCCCATTCCACGAGAGGCTCTCATGCTCTTGTCTTCCCACGGATACAACAGCCATCCGCACGTTTAGAAGCAGAGGATACTGATCCGCCTTTT